CAGTGATGTGGCGGTTCCCCCGCATACAGCGCAGGGTATGTGGACACCAGCTTCCTGGCGCTCTCCAATCGCCCGCGCAGGCGTCCGGCCCCGACCTTCTTCACCTCGCCGGCAAAGTCCTCGAAACGCTTCTCTACCAGCACGGCATTGCGCACGGTCATTGACAGCCGGACACCCATTATTTCACCTCTTCGATCAGTAGTTCACGGTATGATATCGGCCCGCTGTATTTGCCCACCGCACGTACTGTATACGTCACGCCTCCGGTGGTCAGCAGATCGCCCTCGATGATATCCAGGTCGCCCATTACTCCGGTAACGAACGTCTTGCGCGGGGAGTTGAGTTTATACAGCTCCACGACCTCAGGCGAGACCGGCATAGGCGCGTAGGTCAGCGTCAGGCTGGCGATCTTGGTAACCGCCGCGCCGATCTTACCTGACACGGCGGCTGGGTTGCGCTTAGTCGATGCGGTTATGCCGGGCACTGGTTCGGTCATGGCAGGGGCCTTGCGCTTTTCACGCGCTTATTCCGATAACGTTCGGCCATTTGCAGGTATTGCGTCTGTAGCTGCGATTGAGTATAGGAGGATTGGCCCGCCCTGAAGTCGTATTGCGCAGCTACGGCGGCGGCCTTCTCCTCCCAGATATCGGCGGCGGCCAGGTTGAGATTGTACGTCGGCGTCCAGTCTGCGTTATCCGACCTGATTGGCGGGTCAGCATCCGACCAGACATAGGGCTCCTCGCCGGCATCATCCAGCATCGGGTAACGCTCGATGAAGCCCTGGATCAGTGTGTCGCTGTATATATCCGCGGTCGGTTCCGCCACCATGCGCCGCAGCTCCGCAATCATCGCCGCCGTCGCGGTCATGGCCTATTTACCTTTCCGCCTGCGGTTGATCCGCGCCGCGATTTTCACCAGGTTTGCCTGGCGCTTGGTTTTTGTCGAGGCCTTCGACCCGGCCTTGGTTACGGCCCTGGCATAAGCCGCGACGCTTTTGTGTGCTTTCTTGGCCTTCGCTTTGAACTGCCCGTGGGCATTGGCGAACGCCTTCTGCATCCACTTATTTGCCATCTCAATTCTCCTTCTGGCTCATGTTTCACCTTTCGGGACGGGAGCGGCCCCGGCCGCCCCCGTCCGCTTTGAGGTTGACGTTTCAGTATCGGAAACGACTTTCGAGACTGGATTTTTGACCTGCCCCTTTTGCGGCTCGATCTCGATCTCGACAAACCCGGCCTTTTTATAGCGCCGAATTTCATCCAGACTCGTAACGTCGACCGTAATGCCGCCATTGTAGAGCCGCATGGTTACGATGCCTTCATATGCAGGTAGATGCCCGTATCGTGGTTATCGTAGATGAAGGCGTCGTGATAGAGGCGGTACTGCCACAGGTGGCCATCCGAGCTCTGGTTGACCTCTGGCGAGAAGTATTTCAAATTGTTGAGCTTGATCGGCTGGCACACGGCAGACGGGTGGATGATCATGAAGTTTATGTCCTTGCCGGTCGAAGAGTTTTTGGTATAGCCGCCAGCGCTGCTGGTTGAACCAGGGTTCAAGGTGATCGCGGTATAGAAGCGCGTCTGAGGAACGCCCACAACCTGCATGTCGTTGTATACCTGAATCTTTCTATTAACGTTGTCCTCATTCGCCAGAGTCCGCCCTATGGCCTGTTCCAGGAACTGCTTACAGGTCATGGACATATACAACACACGGCCCTCCTCCGGTACCTCGGCCTCGTTCAGGGCAAGGATGGCCGCGTCAATGGCGGCCACGATGGTGCTCGATGACAGAGTAGCGCCGCTGCCGACGACCAGCCCGGCCCCGCTCGCGTATTTCGCGAAACGGTAGGCGTCGATTTCAGGGGCAACGTGTACGCGCATCCATTCATTGATCAGCCGCCCCAACAGCAGTCCCAGGCTCTCCTCATCGTCCATGCGGTCCACACTGAACTCGCGACCGCGTTCTGCGGCCAGGGTCATGGTAACCCATGAGGCGGTGATGTCGCCGGCGGGATAGCCCGTGGTCCGGCTGTAATTGCCGAGACCGACGGTCGATAGCTGCATAACTTTGATTTCGTTAGCGCCTAGAAAGTCGGGGCTCTGGGTAAGAGCATCCAGAATGGCGGTTTTTGACTCCAGCTTGTAGACAGTGTCAAGAATCGCCAGGAACTTGGTTACAAGATCGATTGATTGAGTCATGTCGTTTTCCCTTTATCAAGTCCAGCTCCCTTGAGCATGGAGGTGTAAAATGCGTCGATTGTGGTTGACTTATTGCCACCCCCGGTTACGATCTTGGGGGTGCCTTCTGCGGCCTCGAACAGGTAATCGGCCTCCTGCTGAATCACCTCGAGCTGCTCTTTCAGGCCGATAATAGAGCCGTCGGCCTCGTTCAATTTGAGATCGCCCAAATTGAGCAGCGCCTTTACAGCCTTTGGATTCTTGGCCTTCGCACCGATCAAAGCGTTGTCGAGAGCATGGTCGAATTTTAGCTGCGAGATTTGCTTCTGAGCATCCGCCGCAGCCTGCTCCGCCTTGGATTTCCACTCGTCGGCACTTTTCCTGACGCCCTCGATATCCAGGCTCTTGAAGGATTCGATCTGCTTATTGGCCTCGGCGAGCTGCGCTCTGAGGCCTTCGGCCTCCGCCCTGGCAGTGCTGATCTCTACCTTGTGCTTCTCGATGTCTTTGCCGTGCAGCACAATGATCTGATCTATCACCGCCTCATCGGTAAGACCAAGTTTTTTGAGATCCTCTTTGTTCATTACCTGTTCTCCTTTCTGTCGCGCCTACCCGTTTTACGTGGTCGGGGGTCACGCAGCGCCCGCCCCTTTTAGGTTCGGCGGATAACCCTGTTTTCGTCAAATCGGTTTGCCCTTGCCATCCCTGAACTCGAAATGGCACTGACAGAATGTCACACAAGTCGCGGCCCCTATCGGCGGAAGCGTGCCTACCGCTTGCCAGCCCAGCGCGGCCAGCTCTGCGCAGCCAGGCTTGCCGTTCGCCGGTTCGCAGTGTTCCGCGCCGGGCGTCAGTACCCGCCGCTCTTCGGCCGCACCCTTGTAAATCCTGGCATAGCGCCGGCGCGATTCCTCGAATGTGCCGCGCATAGCGCCGGCATACAGGTCAGCGCGCACACGCAGACGACCGTTTAGCAATTGCTTTCCCGAGGCAATCTCTCGGGCGAAATTATCCAGGTAACGGTACTGTTGCTTGATCCGCGCTCCAACCCAGCCCCAGTCCGCCGGCGACATCTGCGCCCAGCCGCCGCGCGCCAGGGCCGCCGCGGCCACATTGCCAATCTTGACCTCCCGTTCCATCGCTAACTGCCATTGCGCCAGGGTGATCTCTCCATCAATCAACTGATCGGAGAGACGCTCGATATTAATGGAACAGGCAGATACCGCCCTCTCCAACTCACTCTTCACGGCGTCAAACGGCACGAAGCGCCCTGAGGTCAGGTCAATATACCTGCCGGCGCCTTCGTTCCAGCCGTAAGTGGAGAGTGGACTAAGGTGTATCATTGGCCTCCTCAGCGGGCTCTACGAGCTGCGCGTCCAGCAGCCTCGCCACCACAGGCGCGTTAGCTGCCATGAACACCCTGGCCGCCTCGATATCCTTCGGGGTGATCTGGCTGAGTTCCTCGAGCTGCGCCTCTGTTCGTTCCAGCGGCGGGCCCAGCGGCTTGCGCCGCCGAGGTTTACTGCGCGGGAGTGTTGGCATAGGACAGGTTCAGCTCCTCGTCTTTGGCCGCGATCCAGGCCTTGGCCGTGGCCTCATCCAATCCATAATTGCGCATAAGGAATATGTATTTCGGCATGGCGTCCAGGTTAACGGTTTGCAGGTCGGCCTGCATTTGCGCTTCCTTGTCCACGATGATGCTGTCATCAAAATCATAGGTAGCCTTGTAACTTCCGGCCGGCGCTAGTTTACCCAGCGTCGCCCACACGTCCATCGCATACAGCAGCTCATCAAGCGAGGCTTGTAACGCCTTCTGCGTATCACTGATCGTGGCATAGCTGCGCTGCTGGGAGATTTTTAGCTCTGTGGCTGTCCTGTCAACAGCCTGCGGGTTTGACAATGTGCCGTATGCCAACCCACACTCAAACTCGATTCGGCGTAGGATGGCATCCAGCCCATTGAGGATGTTGGCCTCACGCAGGCTCGGCGTCCACTCATGATACATATCCTCATCGCCGATATTGCCGCTGGCGTTGAGCGTGCGATATAGGCGTTTGTTCGGCAGGAGCATCTGCTTGCCGTCCCCATTTGTGGCTAGCGCATTTATATCCACGTACAACGCCCGCTGCCCGCTTTCGAATTCCCATAGGAGGTTGGACCACTGCTTATCCGCATCTTTGATCAAGTCAATCGCACGTGCATAGCAGGACACGCCTAGGGGCGAGGTCGGGTCGATATTGTTGGCCATCGGATATCTGAAATAGGCGTAGAGAGGTCTGGTGATCCCGGTGATGGTCGCCTCTGGAGCTAGGCTGGCCCAGGCATCGATCGCAGCAAGCGACGTGGGCCGCCCAAGCGTATCTCTGTTTGAACTCGTATAGGCCATATTGCGGATCACGTAGCCCGCCGGCGTCATCTGATGATATTCCAGGCGGGTGAAATATTTATTCCCCTCTGTGCGCTGATCGGCAAATATACTGGCAGTTATGTCGCCATTGGCGTCAAACGCGATCGGATAGAACTGGTCGGCCTGCACGCAATCGATAGCGATGTCTCGCCCGTCGATGAAGGGCTTAAATACTAAGCCCCCTTTGGCCGCACCATATTCGACCATCTGTCGGAGTTTTGGGAGCAGCCGCGAGAGCTGGGCGGCCAGATAGTCAGCCCTGGCGCTGCCCGTGATCGTTATTTTCAGCTCAAGGGTCACCGCACGAGCGATTTCCCCGGCAATGGCAGCCGGCAGGTTCAGGGAGTGGATATCCGTGGTAAGCCACGGGGCCTGGTTCGCGTACAATTGGCTCCACAGCTGCAGCGCCTCAGCCATCGGCGCGCTGACTGCCACGTCGACATTAAATGCCTCATTGACTGTACTGGTGGATAACATTTTATGAAGCGCTCCTCTAATCCAATCGAGGAATCTCCGAAACATCATTGTCCTCGCCGACGCCAGATCAGGTTGGTGGCATACCCCACCGCGTCAATGGCATGGTTATCCCGATCCGGGTACTCGCTGATATAGTTACCGTTATGATCTTTCTCTAGCTCGTAGTTCATAAACTCGGTTGCCGTCTCCGGTGCGCGGTCCGGGTCGATAACAATGGCAGTAAGCGTTTGCAGCCACTTCATTCGGGTATGCAGACTGCCAATCCCCTTCTCCGCTCCGCGGCAGTTTAGGCCATATTCTCGGTAGTCGGCGACGCTCTTGGGCTCGGCGCTGTCGGCGATGATCAGGTCGCGAGGTTGGACGCCCTTATGCTCCATCAGATACCTGGCCGTCTCCAGGTTCGAGGCGTCCATTTTGCGGCAGCGGTACTCATCGAAGACATATAATGTGCGCTGAGCCGCCGCATAGTGGCACTTGACCCAGTGATACGGGTCGGGATAGTAGCCCCAGTCAACGCCCTGCAGCGGCCGGTCGAAGCCGGCAATTTCCGCGTCGGAAATCTTGCGGATTACAATGTTGTCAAAAACTTTGCCGGTGGTGGAGCGAATGCGCCAGTTTCCGCCTCTCATGCGATCCCCCAACAGCCGCTCGCGATCCACTTCTGGCAGCGCCTCGAGGTTGGCTAGGTAGCCGGGGTCGTTTTGCAGCAGGATTGGGTTGTCGTAGATGGTCGACAATATAAATGTAACGGATAGTGGCTTGCTATCCGGGTAATGTGTGGTCAATTCTGTGGGTGTGTCCGCCCAGTGTATCATGTCGTTGACGCGCACAAACCAGCGCGTACAGCCCGAGCGCTCCGGGATGGCGTAGCCGTCTACGCCGATCCACCAGGCCAGGAAGTCCGCTAACCAGCCAGGCTCCGGGTTGCAGGTGGCCCGCACGTAGGGCCGGACCCCGCACATGGAGCGGTTGCGGCTGAGCATGTAAAAAAATTGATAGGCCGTGAAAGTCTCGAGCTGGTCGAACTCGATCAACGGGATTTGCGCCGACCGCCAGTTATATACATCCTCCACACGCTGGAGGTGGCTGAAGGTGACTGCCATACCGGACGGAAAGCGGTACTGGTGTTCATTAACATTGGCCATACCCCCAAATAACGGATAAAGTTTTCGCGCCTCATCCCACATACCGCCCTCATGGGTGATCTCGGGGATAGTACGTCGGAATATCACCGCTCCAAAGCTATGATTATTGAGATAGCGCAGCGGCTCGACTAACAGAGACCAGGTCTTACCTCCGCCGGCTGCCCCGCCATAGATGACAATGTCGGTCGGCGAGCTGAGAAACTGCTCCTGCCGCGGCTGAGGCCTTATCTCCACGACACCATCAACCTGATGAGCCATCATCGACTTCCTTCTTATCACGCAGGTTATCGGGTATGTATAGGATCGTCTGGCTTGTCGTCGAAGCTAAATCCATTTTTCCGCTTACCTCATGCACATCTGGCACTTTACCATAGGCGATCTCGATAAACGCCCGTGCAAGCTGCGGGTTTTTACTGGTTGCCCACGAGCGCAAGATCGCCTCCGCAATCGTTACCTTATGACCGCTAATAATGACCGGTTGTCCACCAGACATTGCCGCCTCGTGAGCGATCTGCTGCGCCAATTGCCTGAGTGCGTCAAAGGAGCGCGGCCGGCCCTTCCGATTAATACGCGGATCTCCTTTTTTGAAGGGGCCACCATGCTCAGACATCTGTTTCCGCCTGTATAACTGACTCGATCAGCTCCGGCGTCTGACCGGTCATATCTGCCCAGCGTTGCAGCGTCACCGCTACATATGCTGGTACAATCTCAACGGCGAGGCATTTACGCCCCAGGCGCTCGCAGGCGATGAGGGTTGTGCCAGAGCCGAGGAACGGGTCGGCGACAATATCGGCATCGTGATTTTTTATTGCTCGCTCCATGAGCTGAACTGGTTTTTGAGATATATGATTCGCGTTGAATTCATCCGCACTATCACCAGTTCGAGCTGCACCTGAATTGTTGGCGCAATCCCAAACTGTCGACTCTGAACGGCCGCCAATCCAATTCGCTTTACACCCCCTTTTAACTGCATACCAACATGGCTCATGCTTCCAGTGATAAGCCCCACGTCCAAATACCATAACGTCCTTATTCCAAATGATTTGCGCTCTTAATTCATAACCCGCTGAACGCAATCCGGCAGCAACTATATCGGCATGAATTCCCCCATGCCATACATACAGGACAGGGGCATCAAAAAGCGGATATACCTCAGACCAGTCAGCGCGATCGTCGTTCATGATCGTCCCGACAGCATACTCGCCTGGCGAGTAGGGCTTGCGCCATTCACTATCGTACGTTACCCCATACGGTGGGTCAGTAACCATCAGCGCTGGTTTATCGCCATTCAATAATTTCTTGACCACCGCCCGATCTGTACAGTCACCGCATATCAGCCTATGCTCGCCCAACCGCCACAACTGGCCCGCCTCAACCTGCCACTTCTCGCGCAACTCCTCGGCCCTGTCTATCTGAGCGCCCGGGTCCTCAGGCCCGTGGCTGTCCAGATCAATCCCG